GCAAAGCCTTATGGCTGGGCTAGTAAGGAAAACAAAGTAGAAGGTGTTAACTACGAGTTGAATGCTCCAGATGTTGTAGCATCTATCATCTTCGCCCCATCTGTTATCGCTCCAGCTTTACTGACAGCTTACGATGTATGGGAGCCAGTATCATATACTGAGCCATCTAAGTAACTAACCACCCTCTCCTGTAAAAGGGAGAGGGTAAAAAGAAGAGAATATGGCACTTAAATGTAAGACTTGCATTTACAGAAAGAAGGATATGAAGAAGTTCTTATTCTATTGCAAGAAAAGACATATAAGAGTTGGAGAGCGAAGAAAGTCTTGTGAGTTGTATGAACCAAAGTTAAAAGGCGGTAGTTGCAGCTACCGCCTACAAATAGAAGACTAGGACTAGTCCTCAACCCAGAAGGCAAGCATTCTGCCATTCTTAGGATAAATAACCTTTCCGTTTCTTACAACGTAAGGACGGAAGATTAAGTGTCTTCCGTTTGTTTTTGAATTGTCCATAATAACAAAAACTATTAAGTTCGCTACCATAGGATAGCTGCAATACCGCAAAACCTCTACAAACTGCGGTACACGAAAAAGCCCCTATGCTGCAACAAAGGGGCTTTGTAAATCTGTTGCCATAACTGCTTTAAGTTGTTTTTGTGCAAGAGGTTTACCTTAATAGAGTTTGAAACTCTGAACAATTCGGATGCAAAGTTAGTCATTTATATGATAATATAAACAATAACAAAGTTAATGAATTTTAAATATGGTCTAATTTAGACTACTCTAAAATAATATATAAATTTATAGTTAAGTATGGACAGAAATCAAGCTAAAGAATTTTATCCTATTCTGCAAGCTTTTGCAGAAGGAAGGGTGATTGAGTGTAGGACAAAACCAAGTACCATAAAAGGTACAGATGTTCAGAATGATTGGACGGAAATGAAAGAGATTGAATACTGGAATAATACTGAATATCGTATTAAGCCAGAGGTAAAGTTTCGCCCTTTTGCCAACGCAAAAGAGTGCTGGGCAGAAATGCAAAAACATCAGCCGTTCGGGTGGATAAAATGCAAAGAAGGTTATTTCAATATCGTTTATGTTGATGACTACTATGTAGGCTTGGCAGATAAGGATAATAGCTCCATCCTGCTGGCTTCAAAAAATAGCTATCAAGACAACACATTTGCCGATGGTACTCCATTTGGAGTAAAAAATGAGGAGGAATAGTAATATGGAAGCAGGACAATTATTAGTGCTATTGTTGTCGTTTTGCGCTTTAGCATTACATATCAAGAATCGTAGAAGAAAGGAATAGTTATGGCATGGGTAGCAGTTGATAAAATCGGTGAGGAATTAATCTCACGAACAGAACCATTTAGAGTTGGAGACTATTGGATTGGTGATTCTATATTTCACATTCCCAAAGGAAGCATCAAGAAACTCATCGGAAGAGAATTGTCTTGGAGCGATGAACCAGTCGAACTTAAATAAGAATAGTTATGGAATTTATATGTTGTAAAGAGAAGATGCGAACTCTTTTCTTTCTACCTTCAATATGCAAGATAGAAAGAAAAGAAGGAGGGCATGCTATTGTATTAGCATGGCTTCATAGCTTTGTTGGATTTAGAATTAAATAGTTATGAGACAAATAAAATTCAAAGCTAAACGTCTTGATGGTAAAGGATGGGTTAAAGGTAGCCTATTAAGAAGTACTGCTGGGATAAAGGAAAGAGCCTACATAGTAGATAACTTTAGCAGTATGAGTGATTATAGTGTTATTGGTGTTGACCCTTCTACCATTTGTCAGTTCACAGGACTGAAAGATTGTGAAGGCAAAGAAATTTGGGAAGGTGATATAGTGGAGCGTGAGATATATGACTTATACAAAGGTTTCGTTAAAGCAAAGGCAGTAATCGAATATAGTGTTGGTGCATTTGTAGCTATGGTTAACATAGCACCTTATCCTTTATACTCTCAGGATGTTAAAGTTGTTGGCAACAAATTCGATAGGAAAGTAAGATAAAGCTATGGTAGATGTAAGTAATCAGCACTGGAACGAAGATGGAAGCATTACTATTATACTGAATAGTATTGAAGAAGTTGAGGAGTTCGTTGAGTGTATAAATATATCAAATGGAGCGTATGAAGAATAAGATTTTAAACTTAATTAAGTCAGCCGTTTGGTTTGTCTTGTGTTTGCTTGTAGGAGCATTGATATTTGAGGGCATTCGCTCATTGGCTAATAGCGATAAACCTGCAAAGAGAGTTGGTATATCTGTAATCACAGAAGAAGAGCATGATTATCTGGTAGTGGACACGAAACACGGAGTTTGTGTTATTCACGCAGAGAGCTGCCCTTGCCATTTAGATACATTAGGTATCTATGTGGTTGATAACAAAGATACAACTTATGTGATTAAAAAGAAGTAGCGTATGAAGACTAAAAAAAAGAAGAACTATGAAGAAGTGTGAATACAGAGTAAGACCTATCTTTATCAAACCAGATGAGGATATGGCATCCAAACTTACGGAAGTCCTCAATGAGGAAAGTGGTTGTGGTTGGCAGTTGGTACAATGGGACTTGATTCCTACAACTATGCTGATGACTTCATTGACAACGCCTTGCTTTGGAACTATAATGATTCTTGCAACTTTAAAGAAGGAGAAAGAATATGAAGATTAGACTAGCAAAGAAGATAATGAAGTACAAGTCTATAGTTGATGAGTACAATAATGGCGATGGCTCAGTGTGCGATGGTATGAAAGAATCATATTGGTTAAAGCGAATGTTCGACCATATCAATGGAGTGTATGATGAAACATTTGACACTCCTGCTCATATCCCTTTCAAAGACCACCGTATCGCCAAGGCGATAAGTTTAACAAGAAAGAAATAATGGAGGAAAAGTAATATGGAAGCAGGACAATTATTAGTGCTATTGTTGTCGTTTTGCGCTTTAGCATTACATATCAAGAATCGTAGAAGAAAGGATTAGTTATGAACAAGACAGATTTACATTCATCATTACTCTTCCTGATGCTTAAACTGGAAGAGGCAAAGAGCAACCCGATGATAGACAAGAACTTCATTGTTGCATTAACGGAAGTTCTTAGATATTTCCGTGATAACGGAGAGTTAAAGAAAGCCTACGAGAGCAAAAAAGATTCGTTGGCAGACATGGCTAATAGTTCTTGGATGAAAGCACTAAAGGAATATGTTTCCTCAAAAAATCAGGAAATCGGAGTTGATGCAGAGTTACCTGATATAGATGAACTTATTAAGAAACTCACTTCTGATGAGTTCATCGAAAAGAAAATCAAGGATATTCTTGGAGATCAGGCGAGTAAAGATGAATAGTCATGGAAAGATTAACTAAGGCTATGGATAAGTATTTGTCGGAAGCTATCGCTGAATGGGATAAAAAGGAGGCTGCCGGATCAGGTAGAAAAAAGGTCAGAAACTAAAATAAAAATAGTTATGAAAATAGAAATCACAAAAGTAACAGATTGGGAACGAGTGGTGGATGCTGCTCGCTTCACACAACGAAAAGAACCGCTGGGTAAGGAGCCTAGCGATGAGTTCAAGAAACAGATGATTCTCAGCGAGCACTCGCCACTGAGATTGCTGGAGTTTGATATTAAGATGTATGGCATACCATACTGGGTGAGCAACCATTTTGTCGCCACGTTCACGCTCAGCCATTCGTCTCAACCTCCCGACCGGATATTACTGGCTCCAAGGTATCTCGCCACGATATGCGTCAGGATGATTTGGTCAACTTGCAGCTATCCCTCAACGCTCAGGAGATCATCAATATCTCGAAGCTGAGACTATGCAGTAAGGCTGCAAGAGAGACGAGAGAGATTTGGTATAAGGTACTTGACGAGTTGGTTCGTATTGAGCCTTACCTCGCATCCGCTTGCGTTCCTCAGTGTATATACAGAGGATTCTGCCCAGAGCAGAAGTCATGTGGAAGAAGTACTTATTCTTCCTATGAAATAATCAGAAGAGAATATAAAAAACTTAATTTATTGTGTGTAGATAGTATATGAAATATCCAAAATATAACGTCAACGAGTTTGTCGGTGGGCACTTCGAGTACACCACACCCTGCCCATTCGGCATTAAAGGCAAGTACACAAATGAAATCCTGATGGTTGGTAGCCTTGCTTGCCAGCGATGCGAGCACTTCCGAGGAATCAACAAAGAAGATGGTATCGTATCTTGTGGAATCGAATAGTAAAAAGAGTGCAGCCTATCTGCATTCTTCTTAATAATTAATCAAATTTAATATATGAATACAAAGAAAATCTCAATTATTCAGCGCATCACAGAGCGCATCCTTGGCAAGAAGTTCTATATCGCAGTCATTGCCAACAAGGGAACCAGCAACTACTTCGTTAACTCTAACATCTATCGCTCAGAAGAGGATGTTATCGCTTATCAGAAATACATCACCACTGACGAGAGAATGAAGGAGAGCTTCGATTTTGTCTGCTACTACTCCTTCCGTTCCAAGTTCGACTTCCGCATTCCTCTTGGCGGCAAGCCATTATCTCTTGAAGAGGCAAAGGAACTTAGCAAGAAATAAGGTATGGGAAAGTTGATTGACCTGAAAGGAAAGCGGTTTGGCAGACTCTATGTCTGCTGCCGCTCCGGCAAATCCAGTAAGAATGGTGTTTATTGGATTTGCAAGTGTGATTGTGGTAGAGGTGTTTCTGTTCTATCCTGCAATTTACTTCGAGGAGTAACCCAGTCTTGCGGTTGTCTCAGATCAGAGAATGCCAAGCTTCGCCTTCGCCAGTACTACGAGAAGAAGGCAAAAGTAAACGGATAATAATCTTTTCTAAACAAAACTTCGTATATTTGCAAAATGAAATTCAGTTATATTAAAGACAAGATATGCAAGAACATCCAAGGCTTCTTGTATCGTAAGTATTTCGTTGTGCTTGATGGTAGAGCCAACTCTGTCACTCTCTCGAAGGGTATCTACGAGCATATTATGATGAGAGCACGAATAGATAGTTCCATCTTCGTCTTCCGTATCATCGGCAGAAGAACATACGGATTCTGCCTGAAAGAGGACTGGGAGGAACTTCGCAATGCTCAGACCGACTTCTGTCAGCTCCAGTACAACCAGGAGCATAACAAGATAGGTTTCCGCAGCGAACGACCATCGGTTACAGCCATACTTGATGATTACAATCTTCCACTAGAGAAGATGGTGCGCCTGACCTGCATTCCTAGAAAGAACAAAAATGGCGAGGCGTACTACGAGATCATCAATCCAAACTCATAACAATACAAATATGATTAAAGAAGTATTATTTCAGGGTCTTTCTCACTCACCTTCCGACCACGAAAGTCAGGAGGGTGAGTTGGGAACTTGCCTGAACCTCATCAACGAGGATGTAGCACTCCACCCTATTCACCAGCCAGTGGTAGTTGATTCTGCCATCACCATACCTGATGGAGCCAGCATCGAACTGATTCACAAGGTTACTCACGATAATACCATTCACTCCCACTACATCATCCGTAATGGCAATACTTGGTATTGGACAGAGAAAGGTGGAAACGGAAGTGAGAACACCATTAGTCTTGGCGATTTCCAAGTCAATGCCGTGAGTGCCATCGGAAACATCTTGTGTTTTGTGGGAGAGGAAAGCACTAAGTATGCCTATTGGAACGGAAGCGATTACACTAGTTTCGACTTATCCGCCATCAACTATAGTGCAGTTATCTCAAACACGAAGTCGGTGGTATGCAATGCTTCCGTTAATCTTGGTGATGATTGGGATTCCGCTTTTGTGTTAAACAAGTATTATTCCAATAAAACAGATACTTCTCTTAAAGGTGCATCCATCATTTTCAATGCTTTGGATGCGCTGATCAATAAGCAGTTGGAGGAGAATGGCACGGAGTATTTCAAATATACCGTTTTTGGTGTAATCGCCATCCGTCTATATGATGGTGTATCATACATCAATATATCAAATCCATTTGTTCTTGCACCTGAAACAACATTCAACAAGTTTATCTGGTATCAAGAGAAAAAGGCTGTTGGTACTAGCACAAGCCTTCATACTCACTCCATCGTTATCAATATGGATATACCCGAAGGTCTTGAAGATTTCATCAGCGGTGTAGATGTTTATCTTTCCCAGCCGGAATCATTTATTGATACGGAGAAACAAACCAAAGGTATATCACGATATAAGTGCTACCTTTGGAACGACAAAATGGCATCAGGAGTTAATTGCGATGCTTTTCAATATCTGTCAGAGGAAGATGTATATCAGTCTTTCGAGAAGAAATCTTTCTATCTGAGCACAAGCATCAGCAAGGATAAATTCGGCACAAGTATTCCTCTCAAACGAGTATTGGAGACCGAGGAAAGTATTTCTCTTGCAGACTTTCAGAGAAGTTCATTTGGCGGTCAATGTTCCATTACATACAACAACCGCTTGCATATCGGAAACGTGAAGAAGACTATCTTCAATGCTTTCGATACCAATATTTTCTCCAGCCGGAAAGTCTCAAATAATCAGATGTACATGAATGAGTACACTGATCTTGCCACCAATAATGCACTCTCTACCGATTACATCTGTGATGCAGTATATCAGGTCAGCATCAGCGAGAATAGTATCAAGAGAGATATTTACTACAAGGGCAAGCTGCAATACCCTCTCAGCCCTATCTTGGCATATCCTAGCACTCTTGCTACGGCTATGACCATTTACTTCTATCTCCCTAAGTACAGCAAATACTACTCCAAGAAAGTTAAGCTGAAACCTTCCGAGACGTTCGGAATGTCTTACTATATCAACATCAGTAAGAACCGCTCGACACCAGTTGCAGCAGACAGACAGACTTCAAATACTTTGAACAACGAGGGATTTGGAGGAAGAACAGATGCACCAACAGAAACAGAAAGTTCAGAGTTGTCTGATTATATGTATCGTTATCACGATGATGCCGGACTTCCTGCCTTTATGCAAGTATATCGCCATAAGCTCATCAAGAGCGGTTCTTCTGGTGGAGACTTTGGAGGTGGAAGCACTAAAGCAAGCGAAACCAGTGGAGGAAACTTTGGTAGCGGAAGTGGAGCCATTATCCCTTCTGAATATACTTGGGATTCTACACCGATTGATACGGGAGACTTCACCGAGATTACGGAAGCCGAGTATAATGCAGCATTAAGCAAGACCGACAATCAGAAATATGTATCTCAGCAGCCTAATGTAGTCAAGGTCAGCGAAGCTGAGAATCCGATGGTGTTCCCTGCCAAGAACTCGGTTCAGGTTGGATCATCCATTATCAATGCGCTTGCAGCCAACACCCGACCAATCAGCGAGGGTCAGTTTGGCGAAGCTCCACTCTATGCTTTCACCGATGAAGGTGTATGGGTGTTAATGACCAATCAGGAAGGAACCTACGATGCCCGACAGCCAGCCAACAGAGATATTTGCTCCAACCCTAAGGGTATCTTGCAGATTGATGATGCCGTTCTGTTCCCTACGGAACGAGGTATCATGATGCAGCGAGGCAGGGATTCCGAGTGTATCACAGATGTTCTTGATGGTTATCCGTTCGTCTTCACCCAGATATTCAAAAACGACTATCAGAAGAAGTTACTTGCCCTTGGTGGTATTCCTGAATCTGATACTCAATATATCCGGTTCAGAACATTCCTGCAGAAGGCAAGTCTGATCTATGATTATTACGATAACCGCATCATCGTGTTCAGCCCCGACTACACCTATGCGTATGTGTATTCCTTGAAGAGCAGGATGTGGGGAACGATGCACAACGTGTTCCGTTCCACCGTCAACTCCTACCCTGAGTCTTATGCCATCAATCAGAGCGGAAAGATTGTTGATGTATATGTCAAGGAGCCATCGGGAAGCGTTTCCTATTTCTTCTGTACACGTCCGTTGACTTTCGGTCAGGAGAATATCCACAAGACGATGTTCAAGAGCATCATCCGTGGTTATTTCCGCAACGTTGCAAAAGGTAAGGTTGGTGTGGTGCTTTATGGAAGCAACGACCTTTTCAACTGGTTCTACATCCATTCTTCCGTCAACCAGCTTCTGGCTGGTATGGCAGGATCACCTTACAAGTATTTCCGCTTTGCGGTAATGGGCAGTCTCAGCTACGATGAATCCATTCATAGCGTAGGAACTGAGTTTGTTGTCCGACTGCAAAATAAGCTTAGATAAGTTTTTTTAACATACATAATTTTATATCAAAACAAAAAGAGCAGTCGTCTGTGAAGATAGCTGCCCTTGCTTTTTCGTTAACCATAAGTCTAGAAAGGATGAAGCCTGATCCTCGCTCTTACCGCAGAGCGGTTGCTGGCATCCTTAATCTTCTGCTTCTTATCCTCAGCCAGTGCCCAGAACCTATCGGCACCATCAGGAAAAACAATCATCAGCCATTCATATAGACATTGATTCACAATATAATCGTGAATATATACCATCATGGTATGCACGCTGGTCTTCGAGAATCCGTTTGGCATTCTCAGAGCCAAATAGTAGGCTTCCTCCTCATTGGTAGGCGAACCGATACACTCTGCCCACTCATTCGAGTCAAATCCGCCACAATACATTTCTACCTTGGTAAAGCGGAAAAGCATTTCCCTGCAATCCTCTACGGCTGAATCCAATATTCTAGCCAGTTTATCACGGTTGCCTTCCTCAGATACGTCAAACACATTCTTCAACTGCTTGGCATCCATATCTTTCTGACTGGCATAAGAGTCAGCAAAAGAAAAAGCCGTATTCTTGATGTCGTATATCAACTCCTTCTTTACCAATTCTATCATCACTTTATATCCCTTATTGCAATGTTTCATATCCTACCATCCTATCTTGTTGGTCTTTTACGCATATAGAGTATGGCATCCATCTTCACCAGCAAAGCGTTTGCCTTGCTGAGATAGTCTTCTGCCTTATCCCTAGAAACTACTAAGCACCAATCTGCAACAATCTTATTTACTACATAGCTGAAAGCTGTAGTTTCCAAAGTCTTCACCAATGACTCCTTAAAAAGAGAGCTTACTCTCAGTCCGAAGATCTCCTCTTCTCCCGAATCACTCTTCTCTGTAGCAAGCACGCTCTCTAAGGCTACGGAAACGTCATTGATGGCATCATTCCAAAAGCCTTCCAGCATTTCCCTATCTGCATCCGTCACAAACACTTGATCATACAGACTCTTGCCGTTTGCATCCAAGCTCTTGCCACCGATGTAAGCGGTAGTCTTCGCCACCTCCTCATAGATGCTACTTTTTGTGATTGAAATTGATAAATTTGCCATTCTTATGTTTCCTATAGATGATTAAACCTAAAATGATGAGCAGGGCGCACATCGCTCCCATCGACCACATCGCATACTTTAACTGAAACTGCTCCCACTTGGAGAGCTGCTTCTCTACTGGATAGGGTACTAGGATGGAGTCTCTTCGGATGAAGGAATCCACCCTTGCCTTATACTGGGTCTTCATAACCACCTTCTTGTGCCATCGGTCAACGAAAAGGGTATCTCCCTTCTGTGAACTTGATACCGAATCATGCACGAAAATGCTGTCAGAAGTATGCAGGGTATCGCATTTTACTACGTCACGATATACGAATTTCTCCATCGGGACGTAGGAAGTCTTACATCCCGACATAAGAAATGCTACCAGCAGCATAGCTAAAATGTAGATCAGCAACTGCCACAAATCCGAATCATACCACTTCTTCATAAGCCTATACCTTTAATGCAGCTTTAGCTCTCTTCAAGAATGTTCGTCTGTGCTCCAAGCCGTAGGTGCCGCCATTGATGGTCTTGGTGATTGCTAGGAAGCTATCACTATCAGCCAGCTCATTCAAGCCGTGCTTCCACCACCACCACATCGCACTCTTGGTTGCACCCAATGGCTGCTCCAGCAGTTCGGGATGCTCCATGATGTCACCTCTGCAGTACTTGCTCTTCTGGTAAGCCTGATAGTTGGCTCTGCCCGTAATCTGAATCAAGCCCCTGCCCCTATACTTGTAGCCATCGCCATCTTTCAGGTTGCCTAGCATATTCTTCAACTTGCCCTCATCATACTTGTGGAAGTAAGCCTTGTTGCCCACCTCCTTGGTATATCTCAGCTCGCTGGTTTCGTGGGCTATCTGAGCCAAGAAATGTGCCATTCGCTTCGGTGTATCAATATGGAAAACCTCGGCATAGCCGTTGATGTAAGGCAAGAAAGCATCCACCTTATCCTTGGCATTTGGCATAATCTCTAAAATCTGTTTTCTTGTTACCTTCATAGTTACTTGCCCTCCTTCACTTGTTGTTTCTGCATATTTGCGAGTTCGTTCTTCACCATACTCTCAAAGTTGCCCAACTTAGTCTTAAAATAAACGTTTACCCCGAATATCGCTCCAGAGTAAACCAACGTCTGGCTGACGTACCAGAGTACACCATCCGAAACTACATAATTATTGAGAAAGAATGATAGGAAGGTGAGGACAACACCACTCGCTAACATTCCAATAGCTGCACCATATTGCAAACCTTCACGCACGTTTGGAGTCATATCTTATCTTTATATATTATTAATAATATGCAAAGATAAGATATGTTCCCGTAACTATTATCTTATCCGTTAATGTTGTGCCATATCTTGCTTGTAGGATGCAAGCAGTCAGGGTCTTGAAGGTATTCAATAGCCATCATCACCACCATTTCCTTCAATTCCTCCTCATCCTTGCTATATTGTTTCAGCAGCTTATGATGGTCGCTTCTGAGCAGATTCATCGTAACCGCCAAGTCAAAGATGTTGTAGTCGGAAATATCATCCTTATGCTGGTCAAAGGCTTCCTTTATCTCCTCGTCCGTAAAGAAAGGAGCCATGTGCTTGGTTCCATCCTCATCCTCGTACCACATTTTCTTGATGGCATCATCAGCAAAGTGCTTGTCAAAATGCCCTTCGCTTAATACACCATACACCATCGCACAAAGATGATGTACCTCTACATCGCTCAACTTATATGAGAGATACTTACCCATAGCCTTGGCTATACTCAACATCTGTTCAGGAGTCATATCCTGCTGATACTTATCAACGAAATCTACAAAATCCATAATATATAAAAATTAAGAGTTTATGATGCTGCAAAGATACATATATCTTGCGCTGAGAACCATAAACTCCCAAAGATTTCTGTAGCCATCTGAATATCAGAAGAATACAGTTACGATAAAACACCTCCTTTCTTTATTCGTCCTTGAATTTAGTTCTCTTCTCGCCACCCCTCGACCAGATGTCGTTCTTCTTGCGCTTCGCCACCTTGCCCAGTACGTCATTCTCGTAAAGGTCGGGATTGTCTTCCCTGCCTTGGGTCTCCGTAGCAATACCTTTGTTGGCATTGCTGCCTTGGTCGGCATTGTCCTTGCCATTGCCATACCATTTCTTTTCGTTTTCCTTGTCTGCTATCATATCTTAACACTAAACATTAATAACTAATCACTATGCCGAAAGCGGTGCATACTGCTCGCTAGGCTGCACACCCTGACCGCTCATCATCTGCTGCAGCATCGCCTGAGCCTTCGGATTGCTCTGGGATGCCTGATCCACTTGCTCTTGCAGTTGAGGAGAGAATCCTTGTGGAGTCTCGCCATTCTTGATTGCCTCCTGCTGGGATGATACCGACTGCAGAAGTTCGTCACCGAATGGGAAATCACCTACCTGCAACAACTGCTCCAAGGTGATAGCCTGAGCTTGCCACAACTGCATCAGGAAGTCGTTTGCCATCTGACGATATACAGGAGTAGCCGTACTCTCGGTGATATTGATGTCAAACTCTACATCACGAATCTTCTTCGGATCATAGCGAGCAATCTGTCCTGCCCTGCCAACGATGTTGAAGTTGCGAGCCACATCATAGAACTGCTGCATATTCTTCACCGTCTTGTAAGCACCATCAATGATAAACTGGCTGAAACTCTCCAAGATGTCAAGCAGCGACATGGTGGCATTCTGTGTCTGCTGGGCATAGAGTGAACCACTCGTACCCGACACTCCTGGTTTACCCTGCAGCGCACCATTCACACCCGATATATCCTCGAAGAACTTCAACTGATAGTTGAGCAAGTCACCGATACCGATGTTCGTTGAGTTATTGGCTACTTGCTGAGGAACCTGACCGCTATTGTTCGGCTTGTATCTTACCACTCCGTTGAATCTACTCCACTCGTCACAGAAATCATCCCAGCTCATATCATCCGGCAGACAATCCTCAGGACAGAGCAGTACACCCTTGGCACTCGCCCTCATAATGAAGTCGTACATCGTGATCAGCCTGTTCACATATCTCTGCTGGTCAATCACATCTTCCACGAAGCTATGAATCTCGCCATCAATAAACGGATAGAACTTGAAGCAGTATGGATGCTCTCCGTGGGCATAAGGAGTCTCACCTTCTCTAAGAATATCACCGAAAGGAGAAAGATAGTAGAAGTGCCAGTAATCATCCATAAACCACTCGGCTTCTATCTGAGGAATATCCTCTTCCATCATGCCAGCAGCCATACCTCTCCTTATTCTGTCTCTATTCTCTGCATCTACAATCTCATCACAATCTTCAATGTCAATCTTGAAATCGTCACCATTGTTATAGTCGTGGCAGCGATAGCGTGGCTTACTCTCCTTGCGCCATACCTCAATCACTCGGCAGAGTGAAGGATTGGCAGGATTCATGAAGTCGATGGTCTTCGGATCAAACTCTCCGAAACGCTGGGTGCAGTCAGCTATCACGAAGTCTCGGTCAGCAGCCAGTCGGTAAATCTCCTTCAACTTCCTTGCTTCGGCAGGAGTTTTGGCAAATTCTCTCAGAACATTGCCGATGGTAATGTCGTGAACCTCGCCCAAGCAGCTAACATCCCAGCCACGGAAATCCCTCATATTGTTATCTATGAAGAAATTGTTCGGATTCACATAGTCTGTCCAGCAATCCAACCTTCCCCTTCGCCATCCATACTTTTTCTTATAGATAGCCGCACCGCTGACCAGGAACTCCTCCATCGTTCGGGCATCCATTTCCGTCTCTCGGTTCAGTTGTCGGTTGCATTGCAGCACCACACTCATCGTTTCGCCATACCGCTTTTCATCCTTATCCCTCGCATTGCAGGTAGGTTCCTTGCTTTGGGAGCGATACACACCCAGCACATTCTTCACCAGCCTTCGGATCAGGTTGTTCTTCAACGGCTCACTACCCTGCTCACGGATATAGTCTTCCTCTTTGATACGCTTGGTAAAGCCGCACCGATTCTCGATTTCAATGAGGTCTCCCCACTGGTCTCCATAGCAGTACCGCTTGTTTCTCTCCCTACGCTTTCGGAAGTTATCCATATTGTTATAGTATCGTTGTGCTTCCAGCAGGATGGAGAAGGCACGCTCGTATGGCTTGTCGAATCGGTTCTTGGAAGCTTTTACGCTGTCCAGTTCCTCTCTGTCCACCACCTTGCTCAGCGACAACAACTTTGCTTTTTCTTTCTTCTTTGCCATGATTACGATGTTGTTGGTTCAACAATATGCGCCAGTTTTCTGGCTACACCCAATAACCCAGCCGCAGTATCGGTATCTCCCATACTCACGCAAGTAAGATAGCCAGCCATATAGAGGATAGCACCTTTCAGGTTGCTCTGTAGATTGATATACTCTGCACCACTGCTTTCCGTGATGATTTCCGGCTGAGCCACATAGGTGAAGTCAACCGTCACGCTATTCGATTTGCTCGTATATAGCTCTAGGTATCTACCGCCATTGGTATGGATGATAGCCGCAATAGGTCGGTCAGGATTTCCCCTCACTCCATATTTGCAGCCCTGATACTTGTAGGCTTCATCATTCTCGGTGATGATTTCTGCATTGCGGTTCCAGTCGCTGGCTCTTACACTGAGCAGCCTGATCATATCGGCTGGCATATAGACCGTACCGACATAAGCATTGTTCTTCGATGCCCAAGATACTCTGATGTTGTCTAGCTTGATTCCATCCACCATATCTACTGGCGCATCAGAAAGAATGATACTTGCTGCATCTACGATTTTACTCTTGATAAGTTCTGCCTGAGAGAGCGTATCAGTATCATCGGGAGTCAGCAAGCCGGAAGACTCTTGGTTTCTATCCAAGAGCACCTTCACTTCTTTCACCAAATCAGATACAGCATACTTCTTCATTATTCAAGTCCTTCTAGTTCAACACCCTTTTCCTTGGCAATAGACAAGATGTCCTCCTTGGTCTTCAACTTCGAACGGCTCACACCGAAGGTCTCAGCCAGATAGTCTCTGGCATCCTCAAAGTCTGTCACGATATGGGTCTTCTTCTCCTCAGCCGCCTTCTTCTTGGTCTTGGCAGCCGCTCTCTTCTTGGCTTCGGCAGCTTCCTTCTTCTCGTCAACGGCTTCCACCAAGAAGAACTTGTCTTTGAACCAATAATGAGACTCGATAGCCTTCTGCAAATTCTCGTCTCTTGTGCCATAGATACTGCAACCCATAGTCTTGCCCTCGAAGACAACTCTCACTCGTTCGTTACCAACCATAACGCTGAACGACAAATCCGTACCAGCTTGATATTTCTTATACATGATTATACCTTATTATATATGTGTTATGAAAAAAAGGGATGGGGCTAGTGCCCACACCCCTCTCTATTTAATGAATAATTTGCCGAATTTGCCCTGCATTAAGCAGCAGCCTTGGTCTCTTCTGCCTCAGATGTAGGAACCTTGGCAAGTCGCATACGAGCATGTGCCTTAGGGTACTTCAAGTACAGACAAGCAACCTCCTGAATAACTACTGCATCGGTGTTACGGATTCCAGCCTTCTTCAAGTCGAGAACGTTACGAGTCCAAGACAAGTGTACTCGCTTCACCAAGAACTCAGGATCAAGAGCGAAGCCGCAGTCACTCATACCGAAGAGGTCGAACAACTCTGAGTGAATCATCAATACCTCACCGAAATCTGTCTCCCAACTCTTGAACTTCAAGTTCCATACCTCAACGGTGTCCTTCAAGCGGAACTTGTCTGAATCAATCTTACTGAATGCACGGACGAAGTCTGAGCCAGCGATAACCACCTTGCGCTTGTTGCCGATACCAGTACCGACAAACATATCCTTGGAAATATCTACCAGCTCCAAGTCTGTGATAACTCGCTCATTCTTGGTGTAGCCCTTCTTGATCTCATCGGCAGTAGCAATATGACCTACCTCAATATCCTTGCCAGCCATCCACCAGATACCCTTGGTAAACCACTGAGCTGAATTATCCTTTGTAGTATGCTTGATGCAAGCCATATCACCGAAGAGATAAGAACCCTCCATGGCAAGTCGCATATCATAGATGCTATCCTCCTCGATGTCTGAGAAATCCCAATCCACTCGCTTGTCAGCAATCTTATTGAAGGTACTCTGCTCAACCTGAATCATGAAGTTCTGGCAGTACTGAATATCAGAATCAGGAAGGTTGTTGAAACGACCAGTCTGTACATCCAGCTCACCGCAGCTCTTTGCCATACGAATCAACTTCTGACCCTGCTTCAAGGCAGGAACACCGATAGGCTGTTTGCTGACCATGTTACCATTAATGGCATACACGATAGGATAGCCTTCTGTGTCCTTACCGCACACACAGAGCACCAAATCAGGAGTAGGAGCATCAGTAATGGTTGAATAAGCGACACCCTTATAGTTAGTGACAGCCTTCACACCAACCACTCGGATGGTATCATCAAGCGTAAACATTTCAGGGTCTTCTACCTTCAATACCATAGATGTACCAGTACTTGCCTCAGTATTCTCTTTTACTGTGGTTCGGATAGGACGAGTACCGATACTCCAATACTCAACAACAAAGGAGCTTGCCGACTTGGTTGTGGCATAACGGGAAATCTGATCCACTGGTGTTGCCATCGGGCGAATCTTGATAATCTTCTCGTTGATGTCATTGTTGTAAAACTCAATACCCTTCTCGTTGAAGTGCTCACGACCCTTGGTTTCGTTAGCGATACCCTCACTCTGACGAGCCGCACCACCATTGCCAGCTTCGCCAGCAGCAGGAGCACCGCCTGCTTCCGCAGGGTGACCACTCTCAGAAGTACCGCCATCAGGGAGAGTTGCCTCAGCCATCAGCACCTGACCATTGACACCAAAAATAACAGCCATCACCATAATAAAAATGGAGAACAGTCGATTAAATGTACTTTTTGTTACTTTCATTATCCTAAATATTAATTAAACATTATATAAATCTAACTCTATCTTATCGGATGCGTGTTCGCTTCTCGTTTCCACGTTCCCAGATGTTTCCTCTTCGGGTAACCCTGCCAAGCGCACCAAATTCCGGCTGGTTGTCGGTCTTCTTGGTCTCGGCATTCGCTGAGTCCAGGTCGGCAGTACCATCGCCCTTCTTGCGCAGTTCCAAGTTCTTCATGTGCTTGGTGTTCTTACCACGCACCTCACCTTCATGAGCAGCATCAGCTACATCGGTATCGTGATTCTTCGCCTTGATGAAAGCGGTAATCATATCCTCGGTGAAGATACCTTTCACCACATTGTTCATCGTCTGAAAGCACTGGTCGATAGCTTCGTTCACCGCTTCCTCGCCATACTTTTCCTCCAGCTTGTCGAAGACCGCATAGCTGGCTGGCATATTCTTGTCGTACTCCTCCTGCAATTTCTTGCCATCAGACGCATTCTTCAAAAACTCAGACTGAGCATTGGCAATCTCGTCAGCATTATCAGGATCAGAGTAGTAGTCGATAGCATCCTCTCCGTGGGTACGAATCAATTCTGCATAAGGACTCTTGCCAGCCTTCATCGCTTGCAGGAAGGTAGCCGCAGCAGGATCACTGCCCATCCAGTCTGCCATCGCCTTCTCCTTATCCTTATAACCTTGCAAAGACTTCTGGTCGGCATCATAATCATCATTGATAGCACCATACATAGCTTCATCATCCGCATACTCGGTATCGGGATGACGAGTCTTCAAACGCTCCAAAGCCAAGTCTCTCTTGGTCTTCGTAGCTTGCTGTGCAGCAGCACCAGCATTCTGTTCCGTATTTGTATTATCAGGCATATATATATGTATTAATTTATAAATCAATGCCCAAAAGTAATGCTTTTCCGCCTATAATCAATCTTATCCGTTAACTTTAATTAATCGTATATGAATAATTTGGTTGTTTCAATACTTTTTTGTAACTTTGCATCATAAGAGAATGAAACATAAAGGATCACGATGTGACTTTACACAAGAGCGAAACGCTGACATATTGAGAGCTTACAAAGAAATCATATCAGTAAGAGACAATATCAGCCTCTTGGAGATTGAGCAGAAATTACTGCAATCTTCAAGCAAGCGTTTTTGGGTCTCGGATATCAGGGCTTACAATGTTATTCTGACGATGATCAAAGGGAAATCCTTGAATAACATGAACCCTACCAAGAGAGAAATGTTTCAGGAAATATACCGCAGATTTATTGATTATACCAAGCAGCATCCTTCTATCACCAAGTTGGATGCCATTAGTTACGTGTGCAATCAGGAGGCTCCAAGTTTCTATCTTTCTCCGAAATCCATACACGTGATTCTTCATAAGGTGAGAAAGGAGGAGAAGGAAAGATGTTACGAATTAAGAAAAAAAAGATTGCGCGTTATGCTGGGTACATTATAATAATGTGTATCACATTCCTTGGTTATGATGGGATGGGTCTCTATGAAGGTTGCTCTATGCTGAACCGACTTACATACCCATTCTTCCATCAGAACGTCTTCCATGCAGCCATCAACCTTTGGGTGCTGCATCAATGCCTGAAAGCCAGACCTTGCGGTATCGTAGATATGGTGGTATTCTATCTCATAGCCGTAAGCTATTACCCCAGTTCTAGCGTACCCATCATCGGTCTCAGCGGTATCGTATATGCCTATATGGGATATATCGCCCCATTCGTAGAGAAGAAGGTGAGATACAACATCATCATTCTCACGTATATATGTGTAGGATTTTTCATTCCTTGCATGGCAGTGGGCATCCACATCTATTGCTATGTAGTCGGTCTGTTGTGGGGGTATCTTAATTCTCCGATATGCCAAGACAAGTAGTCATAAAAACCAAACTGACTGATGCACTAGACAAACATGTATTGAGCATCCTGACTGAGAATGAGAAGCGCATCAAGGAAATCAACACTCCTTTCAGCCCGATCAAGGGTGAAGGTTGTGGAGATAAGCGATTCCTGCTCTTCCTGCCTGACTTCCCGATCCAGAAGCAGCACCTCCCGATGAGTATGAAGAAGATTCCGCTCATCAAGATGCTGCTGGAGCTGGGTAGCTGCAAGGCGGTGATTAAGGAACTGCATGAGGATATGGATGAGCCATACAACCTTGAAGAGGAAATGGAGCAACTGGTGGAGCAGTTCACCCGAATCAGGATGAAGCACGACCCCTTCTTCTTCTTCGCCATGTTCATCTATATCAAACCGAAAGGTGGAGGTCTCCCCTTCCGTTTTGTACTGAGAAGACCGCAGCGCAGACTGCTCAGGTGGCTGGAAGAGAGAAGAAAGAAGAACCGCCCTATCCGACTCATCCTGCTGAAAGCCCGACAATGGGGAGGTTCAACGGTCATTCAGATGTACTTCCTTTGGCTGCAAATTATGTGGCAGAAGGGTCTCAACTCGCTCATCATCGCTCAGGTCAAGGACACGGCAGAAACCATCCGAGGAATGTTTGATGAAGCGTTGAAGGAATTTCCGACCAAGTTCCTGCACGAAATGGGAGAAGCCTATTCTGAGAACGAGCCTAAGTTTGTAGGATTTGGTACATCCGGCAACGTGAAGAAGGTTCCTCAGCGATTCTGCAAAATCAAGGTAGGTTCTATGCAGAATCCGACTTCCGCCAATGGTGAAGATTACAACCTCATCCATTGTTCTGAGGTAGGATTGTGGGAGAAGACAGAAGGCAAGTCTCCTGAGCAAGTTGTTCAGAATGCAACCAATGGTGTGCTCTACAGACCATACACCATGATTGTATATGAGTCAACCGCCAATGGTACTGGCAACTTCTTCCATCAGGAATGGCTGGCAGCAGAGAAAGGTGAATCAGTATTTGAGCCGTTCTTCGTTCCTTGGTTTGAGATTTACGACCTCTACCATCTTGACTTTGAAAGCAAGAAAAAGAAGGAGGAGTTTGCCAAATGGTTATACGACAACCGCAACAACACCAACACAATGTCTAACCGTGATGAGCCGGGTACATACCTTTGGAAATTGTGGCAGATGGGAGCACCTTTGGAAGCCATCAACTGGTATATTGTGGAGCGCAAGAAGTTCACAGACCATGGAGATATGGCTAGCGGATTCCCATCTGGCCCAGTTGAGGCATTCAAGCACTCAGGAGCCAAGGTATTTGCTGAGGAGAAGGTTGACCAGTTCAAGAAAGGTTGCCGATCACCTAAGTTTATCGGTGATGTTTATGGTGATGGTTACAAGGGCAAGAAGTGCCTACAGAACGTGCGATTCACGGAAGACAAGACTGGGCAGTTGTGGATATGGAGCAAGCCGGAGTACTTTGACGATTGCAAGGTGACCAACCGATATTTGGTTGTAGTGGATATTGGTGGTAGAGGTAGTAAGGCTGACTGGTCTGTTATCTGTGTCTTTGACCGATACTGGATGATGGAAGGTGGCAAGCCGTATGTGGTAGCCCAATGGTATGGGCATATTGATATGGACTTGCTGGCTTGGAAAGCAGCACAGATAGCCAAGTTCTATGATAATGCCCTCTTGGTGATTGAATCCAACACCTTGGAGACGAAAGACAAGGAACATATCTTGGAAGGTGGTGATCAGTCTGAGTTCATCCTGAATCAAATCAAGGATGTATATGACAATCTCTATGCACGCAAACAGAGTGAAGCAGACATTAAGGAAGGTGTTCCACGCAAGTACGGATTCCATACCAATGTAGCAACCAAGCCAATGGTTATCTCTGTACTGGTTCAGGTAGTCAGAGAGCATCTATACGTTGAACGAGACCAGCGATGCCTGAACGAGTTCCTTACCTACGAGCGCAAGAAGAATGGAGCATACGGAGCCATTGATGGCAAGCACGATGATTTGCTCATGACAAGAGCTATTGGACTCCATATCTGCTTCAATGAAATGAAAATGCCTAAGATGGTTCTGTATCAGACTAGGGTAATGAGAAAAAAGGTTTCTGTTTCGGCAGCAACCATCATATAGTTTCAACTTTAATTATACGATTATGAAGATTACTAAGATTTTCAAGCGCATCAAATGCGAGATTATGTACCGCCAAGCTACGGCTAAGGCAGACTATGCAGCCAAGAAGAACAAGGGTGAAATCTACTTTGTCCTACCTACGGAGAAGGGCAACCTGATGATTATGAACCGCCCCCTCTTCGAGGCTTTCAAGAAGACAAAACTGGTAGATAAGGATATGAAGTCGAGAGACCTCTTCCGTGATTGTGTCTATCATACCAACTGCAAGAGCGAGAGAGGAAAGCGCATCCGCAAGCGCAAGTTCCTCAGATGGAAGGGCTTGATTTAATGCCCAAAAGTTAATGGATAAGAGATAGGTAGAGAAAATTCTGCCTATCTTTGCGCTATTATTAATAATGTGTATCAAAATATGATTTATAAAATAGTACAAGGAAATGCTTTCAAGCTTCATATCTTGGTGCGGAAGATGGAAATGTCTAAGGAGTTCAACCGTTTGGTTGACTTCGATATGACACAAGCATCCGATATCAAGGTGGAACTGCAATGCTGCTTCGATGATTCCATCATCGTTCCTACTTCTATCGGTGGCATCGAGCATAATGTGCTGGTATGCAATATTCCATCCACCTTGGAAATTGGAAACTACAATGTAGCCGTTTCGTGGACTTATGAGGGTTATGCGATGAAGAGTGTGGAGCGAAACATCTTGCAGATCATAGAGACCAATCAAAGGGTGAAAGTTCCCGTAGGAGTCTTCCAAGGTGAGACGGTTGGAATGTTCGACCTTCGATATTATATGGTCACCAAGAATCAGTCTGATTGTACATTCGTCTATTCCTTGGATGATGTTACCCTCTCCTCTACTCCTGCTACATTGAAGTTGGGTGAGAAATTTGAAGCAACTCTTACTCCTGCCGAAGGATTCAATATCGGTTTAGTGAAAGTAGTCATGGATGGAGCCGACATCACAAGAGATGCTTACAAGGATGGTAAGATTGAGATTCCAGCCGTATCAGGCTACGTAAGCATCATGGCGAATGGCGATGATAATATCTACTATTACGGAGCAACCGCTGCCAAGAACATGTGCCAGTTCAATATGGATGACCTAACCAAGGTTGTGGGTGACATGGTTGATAAGTCTATCACCATCACCACCACCAAGGACAAGCCATATATCTGGTTTGCCAGTCGTGTTCCTGTTATCTTCACTCAGTCAGGGTTCACGGCAAATCTCAACTCTACTAAGGTAGGAGATATATACTATTATTGGTCAGATGAATTGAAAGCAGGAGAATATACATATAACGCTAAATTAAAATAACATGGCAGAAGAAGTAAAATACAACAACACGCTCGTAAGTGGAAGAGCCGATGAGACCTTGACATACACTAAGTATATCAAGGATGAGAGTTCGGGCAAATCCACCAAGGAGCTTCTTGACGAGAAGGTCAACAAGACCGACCAACTCGGAACTACGCAGATTGCCGACAAAGCCGTAACTACCGAGAAATTGGAGAACGAATCGGTAACCACCGATAAACTGAATGCCGCATCCGTCACCACCGACAAGGTAGCAGATGCCAACATCACCACCTCCAAACTTGCCGACTCATCCGTAGAGACCGAAAAAATCAACAACAAAGCAGTAACCACGGATAAGTTGAATGATGGCGCAGTTGATAACTCCAAACTTTCTCCTGAGGCTGTCACCTACGATAAGGTTAAGGATAAGGCTATCATCACCGAGAAGCTCAACGACCGGGCTGTAACAACTGAGAAGGTAGAGGAGAGAGCTATTACAAACACGAAACTTGGCAACCAGTCGGTTGATGGCAGAGTAGTTCGTGAGGCATCCTTGGAGAACAAGCATTTCGCCAACGAGTCTGTAACTACGGAAAAAATCAAAGACGGCTCAGTCACAAATGAAAAGGTAGCAGACGATACGCTTGGCATTGAGAAGTTCGATCCAGAGCTTCGCAAAACCATTCAAGCCGCCACTGGTCTTCCTGATGATTTAAGTCAGATGATCCAAGATGTAGATAAGTCTGTCAAGCAACTGAAAGAGAAGGACACAGACCTCCAGTCTCAGATTAACGATAAGCAGCAGCAAATCACCGCCAACGATGGTGATATTTCATTGTTGCAGACTCGCAGTACTCAGATGGAGAAAGCTATCAAGGACATTTCCGCAAGTGGTGGTGCAAGCCAAGCCTCAGCAGTAACATACGAGAATACAGAGAGTGGTCTTGATTCTGTAACTGCACAGGGAGCCATTGATGAACTTGCAAGCAAGAAGTTCAACAAGGAAAATATCGTCCAAGAGTTTGGTGATTCAGAGGATAAAGTTGTCTCTCAATCTGCTCTCCCTTTTCGTTATATTCAGAACGAGGAATTTATCTTTGCCAAGGTAGATGCAGAAGATAAACTTCTCTTTGGTATTCAGTGGGATGGTACTCCAAAGTTTGGTAAGACAAGCGAAGTAGAGGACAGATTGCAGTCACAAGTAACTCTTCTTGCAGAGAAAGTAGCAATCATCTTGGGTGATGGGGACACAACCAATGTCATTGACACCATGAATGAGTTGAAGAAGTTCTTTGCTGATATAGAGAATACAGAGACTCTTGCTGGCATTTTGACTAATCTTGAGAATGTTGCAAAGAACCTTGATAAGACAACAATCAAGGATGAGGAAGGTAATGTTCTAGATACTCCATTTAGAATAATTGAGAACGAAGAGTTCCTCCAAGCTCTAGTGGATTCAGATAATAAGGTTCTCTTTGGCTTCTACAGAGCAACTGGCGAGCCATATTATCCTCTCAATGAAATGTATCATGTCATTCAGAATAAGGAATACTTTGCTGCTTGGCTTGATGCAGATGATAAGGTGGTTTTTGGTATCAGAAGAGACGGAGAAATCATTGGCGAAATCCATGCAGTCAATGCCTTGAAGAAAGTTATCTCTCAGCTACAATCAGACCTTACATCATTGCAGGAGAAGGTAGGTACAATAGACACCAATCTCAAAGAACTCCTTGATGTCTTCTCTTTGCAGGAGAATCCTGAGTATATGGCAGTTGAGAAAGATGCAGACGGAAAGGTTCTGTCTGCTACTTATAATGATGGTAGTCACTATTCTCATAACTTGAAATCAGAGACCATTGATGCTAAGGTTGATAAGAAAGAAGGAAAATCTCTCATTGATTCAAATGTAGCAGATGCTAAGAGAACAATAGAAGACCTAGAGGGAAGAACGGAGATTACAACAGATGCAGATGATAAGGTTATGTCTTATCGTGACTCACAAGGAAAGAAACATGAGCATGATATGCAAGTTACAAACCTTGATGTATCTAATATCAATCTACAAGGCAATAGTGTGAACAATATCCAAGATGCTCTGAAAACAAATGGTTTTGATATAAAAACACCTGTTGATTGGAGTGAAAGTAGTTTTATTCAAATTCCAGAGCCAAGATTTGCTATTATTAATATCACTAACATCGACAGTATGCCTACCACCAAGACACAGAACAAGAAGGCATTCTTGGAGTTTTGGGATATGCAGGGTAACTACTTCAAGAAGCATGCTATTCTCAATGCACAAGGCAACTCTTCAATGATGCATAAGAAGCCGAACACAGCTGTAGATTTTTGTGAAGATGAATGGGTGGGCGATGATACAACATCAGTGAAAATAGGTAATTGGATTGTTCAAGACAGCTTCCACTTAAAGGCATTTTATTGCTCTTTTTATAAAAATGAATGTCCTGTTTCTTATAAGATATGGGATAAAATGTGCCATACATATAAGTTTACAGAAGATAGACCGTATAAAGACTATCTTGCAGGTAAGTTCCCGGATAATGGAGCAAATGTGACAAATTCCAACTTTAGACAAAACAACGCATTTGAAGCTAGATGTGTGCCTGATGGATTTCCATGCGCAGTATATTTGAATAATACTTTTTGGGGTATTTTCTCTTTTCAGTTGAAGAAACATAGAGATAATTATTTTATGGATAAGGAATCTACAACAAATATTCACCTGGATGGTAACTCTTATGTAAATCTCTTCAATGGAATTATTGATTGGAATCTTATGGAGATAAGAAATCCAAAGCCTAAGAAATGGAAATTGTATGATATGGATGGGAACAAGTATGATGGCGATTCTCCTAAAGAATTAATGGGAAAATATCTGTCCGATGGAGAAACTATAAATCCAAATTATGATGAGAATAACGAAAGTCATAAAAAAAGTGCAGAGGTTAAGCAGAATATAGTTGCTCTCAGTAACTATATGAAAGATTTAAAGGTATATGAAAATGCTTACTATGAAGCTGTTAAGAAGAAGTTGGGGGAAGAAGAAGCTCTTGCTACTCTTAAAAGAGAAATAGAGAAGCGTTTTGGTGTAAAATGGATTATAGACTACGTCCTGGTTATGTGTTTGCTTCAAGATACAGATAGTGTAAATAAGAACACACAATGGACAACATGGGGAGTTGTTAATTCTCTGCTTAGATGGAATCCTAACCCTTATGATATGGATGAAACTTTTGGATGTGATTCTACCATCGGTTTTACTAATCAGATGGCACATGAAACAACTTTAGGAAAGAATACGAATACTCCATATTCATACATCTGGAAATATTATTTGGATGATATGAAAAAGCGGTATGCCGAACTTAGACAAAAAGGTGTATTCTCTTATAATGCCATATTCAAAGAATATCTTGATTGGGTAAACAGAGTCGGTTCTGAATATTACAAACTTGAAGTAAAGAAGTGGAGTGAAAGTCCTTCAAACAGAGACAGTCTGTTAAATACAGAATGGGTGTTGATAGGTTCAAATTACATAACTTTCAATGACTCTGCTACAAATTGGTCAAATGCAAAGTCCTACACAAAAGGAAGTTTGATTAAATTTGAAAGAAAAGTTTATAAATCTATAGTAGATAACAATATAAATCATCTACCAACTGATGATAATTCAGAGTGGTGGGAATTAGTTTCTGTACAAGCAAAAACATATAATGCAGGTGATACTGTATATGATGGATATTCTAATTTCTTTCAATTTAAGGTTCCTGATGGGAAATCTATAACAGTAACCATCAGTGAAGATAGTTCTAGAAGCGACAAACTTTTAAATACACCATTTACTGGTTTTTATGAAAACTATCCTCACGAAGGTGGACGCTATGATAGTATATATAGAATATCAAAATGGGTAGAAAGAAAGATTGAATTAATGGATTCTCAAATGGAATATAGTGTTTAATTTATAAATAATTAGAAATATGAAATGTTTAGTAACAAGACTTAATGGTATAGTCGATAACGACTCATTACTAAAGTTGGGAGAAGTTAAATTTAAGTTTAACAAAGTTGTAAATCCAACAAGTAATACACAAAATTTCTATATAGCCGTAAATAAGCCGACTACATTAAAAATAAATGGTGGTGGCTTTTTTACAGATAAAAACCTTACAGAAAACAAAGGTAATACTTTAACAATAGATGCCAATAATAGCGGGCTTTATTTTGTTAGCAACAATGATGTAGAAATTTCAGTTATAGATAAATATAATATTACAGATTTAAGAAACTATGACAACATAACAGCGTCTGGCAAAGAGGACTTTTCAAATAAATTCAAAGATTTTGACTTGTCAAATTTAATTTATTGTGCAGAGTTAAAAAAAATCATTTTTGCTAATACATCTGTAAGTGGTGATATTGCATCATTGGGAAAGTTGGTAAACTTAAATAATTTGAGTGTTGCTAATACATCTGTAAGTGGTGATATTGCATCATTGGGAAAGTTGGTAAACTTAACTAATTTGAGTGTTACTGATACATCTGTAAGTGGTGATATTGCACCATTGGGAAAGTTGGTAAACTTAACTAATTTGAGTGTTGCTAATACATCTGTAAGTGGTGATATTGCATCATTGGGAAAGTTGGTAAACTTAACTAATTTGAGTGTTACTAATACATCTGTAAGTGGTGATATTGCATCATTGGGAAAGTTAACAAAACTAGGTTCTAGTCTTATTATTTCTGATAATCTTATAACTGGTGATTTGGGAACTTTGCCAGATAACATTAAATGGGTTCGTTGCTCTAAAAATCAAAACTTTACATGGACAACAACAATAAGAACAAAAATATTGGCAATGGAAAATGTAAAATGTGACCAGATTGACAATTTGCTTAATGATTTGGCAGGTAAGGAAGCAGATTTTGGTGGAGCACAAGCATGGTTTAAATCAATTGTTTTGATTGGTTCTCGCACATCAGCATCAGATGCAGCAGTACAGACATTGCAGAACAAGGGTTACACAGTTAGAATCACTCCGTAATAAGGTATCATAAGTTTAACATTAAAAAGAAAGGAAATAAGATATGAATAAGTTAACAAAGAAGTATAAGGTAGTACATGAGGGAACTAAGATGGTATTCCCTCTTACAGAGGAAGGTGACAATGCTGAGGTATTCCCATCAGTGAATGCCACCGCAGTAGAGTTTGATACATACTCAGAAGCCAAGGCTTACGTAGATGATCATGGTCTTGTGTATGAGGAACCAAAGTATGGAGAGTAAACCCTAAAGATAAAGAAAAGGGTGAGTCGAAAGATTCACCCTTTTCTTGTATTTTCTCTTCAAGTTTTCTGTTCCTATTTTAACTTAGGCAGTTTATCGTCATCTACAACCCCAGGCAATTTAATAACCAAGCACTCATTTCCTGACTTCTTTAAGCATAAACTACCAAAAACAAGAAACGCAACATCAACAATAGGTAGGAATATACCCATAAGAATATAATCAGAAACTGGTGCTTCGTGATGGATTGCTATAGCAACAAATGCTGCATCAATAATTATGCAACCAAGTGCACCTATAATATAAGATATAATTTTCTTCTTCATAAGTTTGAATGTTTAATTGGTGCAAAGATAACTAATTATTCCGATTCGTCTCTATCAATTAACATTATTAACACTCGAAACATTAAAGAATTTCTCGCACAAACTCCCCATCATATAGCAAGGCTCCTCGCTAAACATATCAATATGATCCTGCTCACAGATATGCGCTACTACATGCAGGAGTTCGTGACCGATGGTATTGATGATACTTGCGGCATTGCCCTTACCTATGGCAAGAACGCTTATCCGTTGGGCAAGGTTGGAATACGTGAGACCTCTGTCTGCACTCTGCTTGGTTAGATGTTCTTGGGCTTCTGATAATGGATTGCCGCTGCATCCAATATCAGAAAGAGCATAGCATATCTCATCGGCATCATCCGGCTGATAACCTATGAAACATACTATGCTCCAATCGTACTTCGGGAGTTGTATTACTCTTCTGATCATAACACATCTTCCCAAGGGATAGGCACTCCGTTGTGGCAGCAGTCGGCATAGAATCTGTTGAAGATGAAACCATCCTTCTGGTCGGCATCATCCACCATATCCTTGATGAACTGAGCTAGCTGCTCCTCATCCTTGATGGAAGATTTATAGAAGTCTGCCCTCGCCATATTCGCCACATATATATGGTCGTAGCCTATCTTATTCTTCACCTCGATTCCCTGACCGAGCAGAAGGGCATCCACCTTCTCCTTATCCCAAAACGAGACACTTACATCACGCTTGGAGGAAGGGTCGTACTTATACATCTGCTTCACCGCCCACTCACACATCTTCTTGCTGAAATGATAGCCATTGTATCTGAGATAGGCAACCATTGCCTCAGGTTTGAGGTCATACATATCCAATGGCATTCTGCATTTTCCCATATTGCTGAATATTAAAGGGAGTCTGGTCACGACATAAATGTCTGTGCCAAAACTCCCAAGTTAAACACTAGCGACCGCCACCATTGTAGCCGCCACCACCTTATTGGCTGGCTCCAGCACGGAGAGGATTCGCTTTCTCAGTTCACGGATTCTCTTCATATCCTCGGCATTGTAGGCATCCTTACCATCTTCCAAGAAGCCCTTCTTCAACTCGGAAATCTCCTGCTTGTCAAGGGAAATCTCGTCAATGGCATCAATGGCAGTCTTGTTGGTGTTGTAGTAGCCATCGCTCTGACCAGGAGCAGTATCTACCAAGAGGTCGTAGGAAGTTTTAAATCCATTCAGCTTGGTGAAGAGTTGTTTCAGCTTCAAGTCCTCGAAATCATCCTTCGGAGTAGCGTGAGCCTTGTATATATCCTCGGCATTCAATTTGTGAGGTCTATACTCCTCCCCACTCTCCTCGGCACGTTCCTTCTTCTTGTCTTCCTCATACTTCTTCACCTTCACATCTTCCTGCTTATACTGCTTGTATTCCTCTGAGCCGTAGAACCGCTCCAGCATAGAGTAATCGCCATCCACCTTAGCTTGCTTCTTCAACTTGCTCAGGGTATTGGCTGCTCGGTCGTGATTCTCCTTCATATTCCAGAACTCATCACCCTGCTTTTTGGTGACTGGTCTATCATCTGGGTTGCTCACGAACTTGCTTACCAATGGTATGTCCGCCATCTTGATTTTCTTCGGGTCGTTGAGTGACTTGGTGAGGACACCGAGCACCTGACTGCCCATGGTGTATGCACCACCGAGATAGGAAGACAAGACGTGATCAACCACCGCTGGGTTATTCAGATTGTATCTTGGGTCACCGAAAGCATCAATACTATTCTGCTGCACATCAGGATAGTCATTTCCGATTGAGTTAACCATCTTCGATACACGCACCAGCCAATCAGGAGTGCCCACGTATGCCTTGGTGAAGTTCGGGTCATACTTGTTGTACTCTGTCTCCTTGAATAATGGCTTGCCAGTGAAATCAACATTGAAAGCTAACTCGAAGACAGGGCGGATAGGGTTCGGCATCAGGCTGACTGCTATGTTGCCATCATATCCAGTTGGATCAAGCGGAAGCATATCCACTACCTGACCGAGCAAGTCTTCTGCATACTGGCTCCAAGTTTCCTCTGCCAGCTCGCCACCCATCATCTTGGAAGCAATCATATCGCCTATGCCATAGAAGGCACGGAACTCCTGAGCAAGCGGAATCTTCACATATTCGTTGGTAAACGGAATCCACATAATGGCATTGTTTCGTCTATCCCACTTAGAGAACTGCCAATACTTATCCTTATCATCATCACCGCCCAACAGACTCATCAGGGCTGCATTGACAATAGGAACCAGCACACCACTCGCCAACCAAGCTGCAGTAACAGCCGTGAACTTGAAAGGATGATGCTTGGCAAGCGCACCCAAGGTCTGCAAGCTCTGTACAGCCGGATTGATGAAGAGATAGAGATTTCTTATCATCTGCCAGCCGTATTCGCCAGTACCCTTGCGGTTGAAGTTCAGAGTTACATCTTTGGCATCATTCACAGCCTCATCAATGGAACGACCATACTGGATGGAAGTCATATAGACCGCAAATCGGTTACTATCCTCAATCGCTCTGTTCAGGAACTCAATGCCATCCATAACGGTGTGCCCTACCTTTACTGGGTTCGCCTTCCATCTATCCAAATCCTTCAAGTCGTTCTTGAATTTCTTCTTCAAGTCTTCCACATCAAGCGAAGAGACAAAGCCAGTCTCGCCACCATTCATCATGAAGTCATAGAACATCTGTTCCTTTGCCGTAGCATTTCCGTTGCTTACCTTCTCTCTCAACTTGCCGTTCTGATAGTCTCTCAGCATAAAACCGAGATTCCAAGAGGTAGCGAGATTCTTTCTGAGGAGATAATTGTATCTTCCATCCTCACGAATAGCGGTAGAAGCCAGAGTCATAGTCAGGTCTCGGAAGTAGTTGGAAGGGATGAAGAGAGGTGAAAGACTGGTGTAGGCAGCAGCCATCTTTCTTCCCAACCAAGCAGCAGCCCTATCCAGCTTACCGCTCTGAATCTCTCTTACTCGGTGTGCTCTAGTATTGTTCATCGCCTGAGCCAACTGAGGATCACCATTCACGTAGATTACATACTCCTCGCCATCCTTCATCACTCGCACCTCATGCTCTCTCTCCTCGCTATGAGTCTGAGGATAGGCTATGTTCAGTCCGTCTCTCTGCTGGGTAGCATCACCAGTCTGAGCCATCTGCTCCATCTTCTGCTCGAAAGCATCAATGGCAGCCTTCACCTGATTACTATTCATCTGAGAAGTAATCTGAGGGGTAGCAGGAATCCACTCCTCGTTGCCGTTTGCATCCGTACTCTTCACATACCAAGCCTTGCTCAGGGTGAGCAGGGAGGTAGGATGATTCTTCGCCAAGAGCATCAGGTGCTGCTTCACCCAGTTCTTGTTGTTCAGCAGGATTCCACTCTCTGCCATATTCTCGATGTATGCGATAGGATCATCAGCGATAGAGGTTCGTCCGTGTGCGGTCTTCAAGGTCTGATTGAACGCACCCTTGCCACCACCTATGTAGTCCCATACTTGGTCGGCAGTAGTGCCATCCCAGCCACGGAGAGGAATATAATGGCTATACATACCCTTCACATACTCGTAGGCATCCTTGCTCATCATTCCAGCCTTTAAGCCATCACGAAGAATCTTCTTGGTGGCAGCATTCGTAGCATTCCAAAGAGCCTGAACCTCGGCAAGATGCTTGGTCTCCACATCTCTTACCAGTCTGTGAGCAGCTTCCTCGAAGTCTGAACCATCGAAGAGTGAAGACAAGCCGGAATAATCGTAGGCGATTCCGTTATCATCGTAGCGGTAGTCCATATAGGATGGAGAGTACTTTCCTCGTAGAGCATTATCCTTCTGTCTCCAAGTGGTGAAATCTACCCTACCAAACTCCAAGTCTGCATCATTAGACACACGATCCAAGTCGTTTTTGTATGCCTTGTATGCTGCACTTCTCTGATTCACATCTTCATAGTCAGCTTCCAGAGACTTCTTGAATGCCATCTGAGCATCACGCTCCAAGCCGTGTTTAGCCATCATATAGACTCGCACATTGTCGTAGCTATCGCCCAGTACCTTCTTCATCTGATGATAAGCCTTTCTGAGTGGCTGCAGGAACTCGTTGTTGTACTCCTCAAACTCGTTCTTTCCCTTGCCGTGACTGCGGTTCTCGGCAGTATAGGCATCCTCAGCCATATTCAGGCGGTCAACACCCACTTCCTTCATGATAGCTTCCTGAGCCTTGCGGATAGCCAGCATACTATCTTGGAATGCGATACGTTTGAGCACAGAACCACGCTGCAACTCTCGGTTGAACTCACCAAGGGCAGTATCATCACTCAGAAGATGCTGCTCGTAGGTTGGAGCAGTCTTCCACAAAGCCATCTGTTTGCGGTACTCGTCCACTCTCCTCAGGAAGTCAACGGCACTCTCACCAGCGTTACGTTGTGGAATGGTTGGTCGCTGGGCATCCTTAGGCAGATTATTATCCTTCTTCCACTGGTTAAGGTCATGCTCAAACTGGTCATAGCGCAAGGAGAATCGGGTATTACCCACGATATTGGCATTGTTTTCATCGAATATAACGTAGTTGTAATCGCCTTCCTTAGCACCGCCAAATATAGTACCAGCCTTATACTTGATACCAGTGAAGCCAATAGAAGAAAGGAACTTACTAACTGCACGACTAGCATTTACATCTTCCCACTTCTTTGTACTTCTTAAAGCATACATTAGAAAATCATAGGAATTACCACCAAACGAACCATCGAAAGAAAAACCACGCTTTTCAAAGTCGGCAAAATCTATTTTTAATCGCCTTAATGCTTTAATGATTGTGTTCTTCTGTTTATCTGTCAAAGGAGCATCCCAATCAAGATAATCTCCATTATCATCAGGAATATCCACATCATAAAGATAAGCAATATTATCAGGAACAGCTATTTCCTCATTCTTCTTTGCAAGAATATTGCTAAGTTCCTTTAAATCATCATCATCAGGGAACATTTCTAGAGCAGAAGGAAGGTCTTTTCTCATAGCATCCAATCCCCTGTTTACATCTTTATGTTTATAGATATATTGTCTTACCATATCTTTGTTATTGGCAGACATATCTGTCACAAATTCAAAACCGCCATTATCTTTCCTTATCTTGGCACGTCTTGTGTAGTCCTCAGCAATTTCCTTAGAGTTGGTAACATATCCACCCCAACCGAATGCTTGTGAACCTTCACCCTCACCCATGTGGCTGAAATCGAACTTGTCAAAGCTAGCACCAGTACCATGATAGGTACGGATGCTAAACTTAGGGTCAGAGCCAGTAAGCAGAGGAGCAATAACATGCTCGGTCAACTGGGTTGGTATTCCGTTGCCGATGATAGTATGGCTCAGGTTCTCAGAGAATGGAATCTTGTAATCATCGCTCACTCCTGATACTCTTGCGAGCACTCTACCCATGGCACGATATACCTTGCCATCAGGCATCACAATCACGTCACCGCTCTTAGTTCTGAGAGTTGGCAGCAGTTCATCAGCGAAGGCATGAGGAATCTTTCCGTCAGCATAGGCACTACCCATCACATACAATGGCTTGTCAATGTTTCTCCAGTCAATGCCATCAGCCTTCAAGCGAATATCCATCCAAGGAGCCACGCCATTCTTCTTCTCGGTCAGGGTAGGGATAATATCAGCCACAGCTTCATACCATCCATTCTTGTGCGCCATCTTCTCAGGCTTGGCAGGGAGTTTTCCATCACGAACCGCACGGACAATCAATCTCTCTCGGTTGGTGTAGCCGCCAAAGTCAGCAGCGTTATACACATCTGCATCCCAAGTGTAGCCGTTGGCATCAAGCGCATCCGTGATAATCTTCATCGCATCTGAATCCTTATAGCCCTTCACATTCTCAATGGTCACCACCTTTGGCTTAACAGCATTGATGAACTCGGCAGTACTTGCAGCAGTCTCCTTGTCAAGTTCCACCTCAGCATGGTTACTCTTCGCCTGAGAGTAGTTCTTGCAGACTGGGCTAGCATGGAAATACTCTACCTCGCCATCTATCTGCTTCACCAACTCCTTAGGATCAACGTCACGGACATCAGCAGTAACGATATGTTGCCCGAAGTTATTGCGATATACACCGCTTATCTTCTCGTCATACTCCACTGCCACCACTGGGTCGATGATACCCTTCAAGCCTTCCTCAACAAGACCGCCACCGCTAAAGTAGGTTCCAGCCTTAATGAGAGTGCCATCAAGGTTCTTCAAGGAGAACTTAGGGTCACGCTCAATAGCTTCAGCAATATGTATAGCCTTTTTGTTGGCTTGTTTCCATCCCTCTGGTTTCGCCATCATAGATTTCAGAGAGAAACGGATGTCATTATTGTCGGCAGAGAAATCGCCATTGTTATTCTCGGCAGACTTGATTTGGTTAGATTTGAACACAACGTAATCATCCGTTGTATCTTGCATCGAACCGTAATCAACACCATCTTTGATGTTTTTGAAGATAACTCCATCATATCCATTCTCCTCTGCCCAGTTAGCCCAATCGTATGTGTCCATCGTTTTCCCATCATGTTTAATAGAATTGTACAAGCTTCCCTTACAATCTATAACAAGTGGATTCTTTGCACTCAGATATACAGCATAGTTATTATAACCATACTCATAGGCATTATCCTCACTACTATTAAAGAACAGACCACTATTAGGAAGTCCATCTACCTCTCTTTTGAACACCGTAAACGGCTCATGAGACGTATCATACATTTTAGTCTTTTCATTCCATACGCTTGTAGTTTCATCATTTGTTGTTCCATGATAAGCTACAAGAGGTTCACCATTCTCATCTACCACCTTGGAAGCATTCTCAGGGTCATTCTCCCAGTCTCCGAACCAGTTCTTGAAGTTGGTAGTACGGACGGTTGCCCATTGTTCTGCATCCAGTTTGGTTTTCTCACCATTAGGAGCAGTCATATAGGTTCCGTTTGCCTTGGCATCAGTAACAATCTTCTCCTTTTCTTCTTTCAGAGAAAAACGAATATCACTCTTGCGAGAATTGAAACGCTTTGAAGGAGGAATCACATTGCCCTTATTATCATAAGTAATGAGGTCATTCAGCTTACGATTATTCTTGGCATTCTTATATCTGTATTCCTTACCATCATCAAAGCCGAACTCGTTAACATCATTGCCATCCCACCATAATTGATTTGCAGGAACTTCATCTTCAATGATACGATATTTTCCTTCCAATCTATTGTCACCGTGCATTTCAGCATACTTCTTTGAAGGAGTAACCCAGTCACCATTACGCAACTTTCCTTCCTTTACAGAAGTAGGAACAGCACGATAAACCTTAACCTTAACATCTTTCTCGCCATTCTTAATGTCATCAAGTGCATTCTTTATAACATGAGCAGACTCCAATCCATAAGCAGTATTGTTCATATACGCTCTTGGATTGTCGAAATAATCATCAGGCTGCAAGTTATAACCTAATGCAATATCTTCCAAGTTTACATCAGGAGAGTTTTCTATGTCGGCTCTTCTTGCCTCATCAGACTCATATTGAGGATTTGATGGAGCAGCCCACGCTCCCTGACCTTGGTAATCGCTATCAGCATCACCATAGCCCTTGCGTCTAGCTGATTCATCAAGCATTTCCCTTGCTGTTGATTCATCATTATTAGCAATGGCATCCATATAACGCTTATCAAGTTCATCAGTTGGAATCAGAGAGAGTTCATCCAGATGTTTCTGTCTCTTCTCTTCCTCTTCCTGCGCTCTTTTTCTTGCAGCTTCCATAGCATTACGCTGAGCCTCCACCTGCTTTCTTCGTTCCTCAATCATAGCGTCAAGGTCACCAAAGTTCTCTTTCAAGGCTTCATTTATAGGTTTGGTGTACTTAATAATATCCTTAAATGAGGAAATCTTGTCTTCATTTGCCTGCAATAAATATCGTTTGATGTTTGCTCTGGCACGTGCAGCCTCAGCAGTAGAACCTCGTTCAACTGCATTCGCATACATAGCAACATCATCCTCATTTACCCCAAACTTTTCAGCAACACTTTTGATTTTTTCATCCTTCAACGAAAACTTTTCGCCATTTTCCTTGGCAGTTTCAGAAGAATTGTCTATCTTTGCAGCAGATTCCTTGGATTGGGAGAGAGCTGTGTCACCTCCCAACGAAGAAGTGGCAGTGTCCATACTCTTGCCATTTTCCAAGGATTCTCTTTTCTCGTATGCAGTCAACAGCCATTGTTCTCTAGGTTCACCCTTATACTCCTTACTTACAACAGCAAAGTGTGTAGGTGATTCCAACTTGATACGATTGTCGCTTTCCTGAACAACCTCCATACTATCTATGATAGACTGCAAATTGTCAACGACCTCAGGATGCTTTCTCAGAATCTTATCAAGACCAGTCTTTTTATCTCCCCATACCAAAGATATATCACCAATAGTATGATGATGTAGTGCAGCAGTTGCCTCACCGCTACCAAGTTTCTTCAAAAACTCTATAGCTGCTTTAGCTTTACCACGGAACTGATTGTATATATTTCCAAAAGCACCAACACCAACTGGCTTGATTTCAGCAGCCCCAACTTTAGTGTTGATCATGCCATCAATGAGGTTATCAACCATACCATAGCTATCAGCCACCGCCTTCTTCAAAGCAGCAGGAATCTCGGCAGGAACATCTTCCTTTCTTCTCATTCGTCTTACCACATAGTCAATAGCTTGGGCAGCATCAGAAGTGAAGATACCAGTCTTGTAGTTGTATGAACGTGCATGGTTTAAGCCATATCCTACATCATGTGTCTCATGTGGTAGGTTCTGTAATTCATTCAGTATCTCTACCGCCTTGGCATTGTCGGCAATATCCTTCATGTTGCCAATGGCAGCACTAACAATCTGGTCAGCCTCATCATCAAGCAAGCCCTGCTTGGTAGCCGAAGACTTCACCTCATTATCCGAGATATTAGGATATACCTCAGTAGGATGAGCCACACGACCATCAGGCAAAGTGATATAGTATCTTAGTGGACGATTGGTTATATCGCTCACAACATAGCTATCGGCAGTTGGCTCATATACTCTCTTCTCCTTGCCGCCAGCTGTCTCTTCGATATGATAAGGAACTTCTTTCACCTTATAGGCATCCTTCAATGTAGAAAGGACTTCCTTCTTCTCTTCATCGCTGAGTTTCTTGCCAGCTTCAAAGCGTACTGGTTTTGACTTCAACGAGAACTTGGTGTGCTCTGTGATTTTCATATCCTCAGGCTTGAAGATAACATAGTTGACATCGCCCTTTTTAGCACCACCGAAGTTACGTCCAGCCTTGTACTTAATACCAGTAAAACCAACAGAAGAAAGGAACTTGCTTATTCCTTTAGTTTTTTCAGGCAAATCATACTCTGTTCCAGTTAACCCAATATACAGAGTACTATTGTAAACATTTTCGCCAGTTCTCTCTAAAGACTGACCTTTGCTTTCTAACGTCTTAATACCTACACCAAGATGCTCCAACCCTTCACGAATGGCATCCTGCTGATTTTTACTCAAAGGCTTATCCCAATCCAGATAGTTGCTGCCATTATCATCAGGTATATCCACCTCATAGAGATTATGGTATGGCTCAGCCAACTTCTTCATTTCATTGTAGAAGTCTATCTTTTCCTGCTCTGTAAATTTGTCATTCATGGCTATTTGCTTATCTCCATGCAGGAATGATTCTAGAGTAGGATATTTCTTGGCGAACCTTGTACCATTAGAACGCTGTATGCGATAATATGCTTTAGAAGGGTCATTATCCATCAGAGTAGCATAGCTTTTTCCTATCTTTTTGGATGAAGTAACATAGCCACCCCAACCGAATACTTGGGAACCAGCACCCTCGCCCATGTGGTCGAAGTCAAACTCTGTGAAGTCAGCACCAGTTCCATGATACACCTTTAGGCTAAACTTAGGAGCATCAGCTATCTCCTGATTGATGCTGTTCACAACATCATCAGTAACAATATCGCCCTCCTGAATCTGCTGAGGTTCACGACCAGCATTCTTCACAAGTTCAGCTTGTTCCGCTCTTGTCAAGATACGATTCACCTTCATCGCACCAGTAATCACCCAAGGGTCAGTCTCAGGGTTCGGGTTGGTACGATACATATAATAGCCATCAGTAGGCAGATGTTTCAAGCCAGCGAGTGAATGCTGATACTTGCCCGATGGATTGATACCCTCTTGGCGAGCTTCCTCCTGATAATCTACATCAGCAGCATACTCCACCTCAGCGAAGACAAAGTTCTTAGGGAAGAGAGTCTTGTTTCCCTCAGCATCCTTGCGGTTGAACTGGATAGCATAAGGCACAACACCAAGATGCCAGCCTGGTCTATAGGCTAACTTACCGCTACCGCCTTGTGTTCCCTTGCCGCCCTGCTTAACCTGAGGTCTGCCAGTCTTGCTTTCTCCAGCAATAGGAGCAGCATCAGCATCGAGCCATACACCCACTGGAGTAGCAGCACCATCAGGGTTCGCTACCATTGGTGGATAGAGTTTGCCATCCTTCAATACGAACACCTTGTAGCCGATACCCTTCTTCTTAGGTTCAGGCTTCTGACGGAGAGAGAATGAAACATCTTCACCAGTCTCAGAGTTTGTCACCTCACCATTGGCAGTCTTCACATAGGCTTGTTCAATGGAGCGGATGATGTTCTTGGTTACATCGCTATACTCAGTGCCATAGAATGCCATCTTAATCTTCTGCAATATCTCATGGATAGCAGCGAGCAGAGGATGAGACATCTTCATAGCGAGAGTGTGAGCCAAGTTGAGGTCATGAATCATTTCGCCTACCGCATCAGCCACCACCTCCTCAGCATAGTAATCTCTAGCACGTCCAGAGAATCCGGCATCGGAATATCGCTTCATCGTCTCGTCTATCGCCTTGTCGAAGGCATCAGAGCCATAGGTATCAAGCACAAGCTGAGTCAACTCATTGTAAGCAGCAGGGTTCAGGCTCTTGATTTGGTGAGTCATTTCGTGACCGAAGATAAACTGAGCACCTTCCGTGATAGAAGAGTCAAGGGTGATGAAGATGGTACGATGCACGTTGCCATCAGCATCCTTGGTCTCTTGAATCCAGCCGTTGCCCAACTTGTCTGAGTACTGCCATTGAATGTTAGCACCCATCATCTTAGCCAGCCTCTCGAAAGCCTTGCGAGTATTCTCGCCCACGATGTTGTCCACGACCTTCATATCATCCACCTTATTTTTCTCCACATCAGCAGCACGCTCAGATGTAGTCTGCTGTGTTCCATTGTCTCTAGCAGAGAAAGGAAGGTCAGTCTGGTCACGCTGAGCACCAAGCGGATTCTCTTCCGTTGCATCCTCAGGAACCTCAATAGCCTTGCTACCCTCCCTTAGTTTGTCAGGGAACTTATTCTGCTCAGGAGCATTTGTCTGCTCATTTGTCTGCTCATTCTCCTCATCATTAATCTCCTCAGATTCAGGAGTCGTTTCAGTCTGTTCCTCTGCCGGAGCCTTCTGCTCCTCAGCGAACACAGCGTTGTCAGCCGCCTTCTTCTGCTCTTCAAGAATATTCTCAGCCTGAGCGATACGGAGATTCTCAATATAATTTCTAGCTTCCGAAGCCTTGAAACCGCTATTGAGCACACCAATAAGGGCATTGCGAATATCTTGAGTATCGAGAGATTCAAAGTTGGATGGACGATTCTCCCACAGACTATGCACAAGGTTGTCAATGGTAGTTCCCTTGCCATCAGCAGCGAGGAGCTGAGTCTTGGCAAAGTCTTCTCTGCTCAATCCAGTTTCCTGCTTTACACCCTTGCTTGTCTCTGTTCCCTCATAGTTGAGAGAGTGAGCACCGAGGTTGCTAGCCACATACTCCTCAGCAGTAAGCGGAATCGTATCAGTCACATCAATGCCAGTGCCATCATACAGACGATGCAGGAGAGAGCCGACAACATCTTTGTATAGCTGAGATACTGCCTCAGCATCATCCTTCACCGCACTCTTCAAGCGAGCGAACTTTCTTCTTGCCTTTTCTATGAGTTCCTTTCTACCCTCAGCAGTATCTTCGACCTTGGCAAGTTGTCTGCTGTTATAGGCATCACGGATAGCAATAGCAGAGTCATAGGCAGTCTGAGCATCAGCAATCGCCTTCTCCTTGGCTTCCTTTGCCGCCTTCTGTTCCACGAAGTTCTTACCCTTCACGGTCATATTGTTCGCCTTGTCTAGTGCCTTCTTGGCATCAGATACCCATCCACTGATTACGCTATCAGCATCCTCACCAAACTGGGAGTCATACAACTCAGCGGTCTGATCAGCAGTCAGCTTCGAGAAATCAGGATTGCCATCCTCCAGCATAGGCACGATGGTTCCATCTTCGAGAGTCATAGCAGGAGTCTGTTCTGTTGCCGGAGTCTCAGCAGATTCAGGAGCAGCAGCCTCCTCAGCAGGAGCAGCAGTCTCGCCCTCTATTGCCGGAGTCTCCACCTCTATCTCACCTCTATTCTCTCCACTATTCTCCTCTATCATTGAGGTTTCAGCCATCGCTTGCTTGTACTCATCGAGAGACATAGAAAAGATTGTAGCCACATTCTTTTTGCTCACTGCATGAGGAACGAATGTGCCATCACTCTTCATTTCAACAACCTTAGCCTTGGCACCAGTATCACGAATGAGGAATAACTTAGAGTCAGGGTATTTAGTGTTACCATCCTTATCCAGAACATCAACGAGCACCACGTTACCATTATCATTAAGAATCTGATTAAAGTCAAGAGAAGACTGAGTCTCTTCCGACTGCTCTGTCTCCTGAGTCTGCTCAGTCTGTTGGGCAGCACGCTCCTTCTCCATCTGTTCACGTTCAGCCTTGGCAGCTTCCAGTCTCTTCTGATCCTCCAAGTCTTTCAACTGCTGCAAGTCTTCAAGCGAATATGGATTCTCTACCACGTTACCATCAATAGAGATAGCAGCAGTACCATCGCCATAATCGGCAAGAATCTCGTAGGTATGCTCCAAACCATCAGCACCAGTAACCTTAAACTGGGAGCCAACATCTATTGTGCCATCAACAATACCAGCAACTTCCTTGATAGCCTTTTCCTTTGCGTCAGCTATCGCCTGAGCCTTCACATCATCGGCAGGAACTTCATCACCCAGTTCAGCGAATCTCAGAGCATCAGCATGTTCAACAGAATTTGTTGTAGGATCATAGAAGAGAATCATATCATCGCTATCCGCTACATTGATAGAGCCATCTTCGTTGGTAGCAATATTGCCGGAGATAATGTACACACCATAATCTTCAGCACCACCACTAGCTTTAACCGTAGCGTTACGGACGGAGCCACGGCTCTTGTCTGTGTACATATCAACACGCTGAGCTGCCTGATTAGCCGCCATATCAATCTTATCCTGAGCATCATCTGTCACACCTTGGTAACGAGCAGAAGACAACTGGTAGTCATAGATAGCTTGGTCAAGCTTGTCATTCTGCCCAGTCAAGGATTGAAGCTCATCATCATTCATAGCTGACAACTGCTGCTCGGAGATATTCAGCAATCCGGCAAGAGTCTTCATCTGGTCTTCATGTTCCAACTGAATGTCGTGCTTGTCTGCATCATCAGCATCGTGACCCTCAGAGTAAGCATTATCAATATCCTCTTGATGCTGCTCCTCAGGAGTTGTTGGCTCGTTGGTAATCTCTCTAGCATTCATTTCGGCAGTCTTGGCTACATTGTAGCCACGCATCTTCATCAGGTTGATACCATAGTTGATGGCAGCATTAATCTGATCCTTGCTCATGGTGTCTCTCTGTCTGAGAATATCAGCCAACACACCACCCATCTGCTCGTTGGTCGTGTTGTCAATCTTATCCTTGATGTCTGCCCACTTATCGCCCATCAGGTTTTGAGCATCACTATCAGCCACGTTCACCTTGTTACGGAATCGGTAGTACTGAGCACGATTGTACACACCTTTGACTGGTCGGGAGCCAGCACCCATCGCATACATAGAGCCGACAGATAGAGCCATACCACCGATGATGTCAAGTTGCTGTTTAGTATCAAGGAGGTCAGAGAACTTATTATCTCCATCCAATAGAGCATGAAGAGGAATGCCAATCTCTTCCTCCATCACTTCTTCACCGAAGCCATTGATGCCGAACTTCTCCATCCACTTCTTGGAATTGGTGTACCATCCACTCTTGCCGATATTCTTAAAGAACTCAGCAGAAGCATTCATACCATGTTTCTCCATGAAGTTGATTGCACCCTTCTTGATACCATAGCTATGACCGAAGAGTTTCTCAGTATAGTTCTCGACCATAGCAGAGGTCAGACCTTTATAGAGAGCAGTACCCATAGACTCGCCACCCTCATGCAGGAGATTTCCGTTCTCATCAAAAGTACCGAACTTGTAATCACCCTTCTCATCCTGATAGAGACTACCCAGATGTCGCTGCATAATGTCTGCTCCAGTCTTCATCGCCTGTTCTGATCCTGCCATGGCATACGAGCCGATAACATCGCCAGCCACGATACCAGTATTCTTCAAGATGGCAGCACTCACCTTGCCCATGCCACGCTTAGCAGCGAACTTCAAGGCTCCTCGGCTGATAGCCTTAGTAACACCACCATAGCCGCCAGTCAGGAAGAAGTCTGCCATAAATGGGAGAGACTGTCCGGCAATCTTTGTCCAGCGATAGATGTTGCCCATCTTCTCGTCTTCAAGAGCCGCAGCAGCATCCGCACCCAGCTTACTCTTCAAGAGCATCTTATCAGAGCCGGAGAGTGGAAGGTTGTTGTCCATCTTGGTCTTGATACGTTCCATCTGCCCCATAGTTGCAAAGTCAGTCAGACCGAAATCCCAAGTCTTAGCCGTGAATGCAGTATTGTCAAGAGCCTTCAAGGCATCCTCACCCCAGCTACTTGTAGGGTATTGTTTCACCGCTTCAAGCGCACCGATCTGCTGCTTAACCAGAGCAAGGGATGTTGCCAGCTTGTTGCTATAGTCACTCTGTTCTGCAGTTCTTCCATTACTTGCACCGATACTAGCACCATAAGAGAGCAGAGGATTGCCATGTTGACGATGATCCTCAGCGATAAGAGCTTCAATCTCCTTCTTTCGGGCATAGGCATCCGCCAGCTTCTTATCAAACTGATTGCGAGCACCCTCCTCAGTAAGATAGGTTCCATTCTTGTTGATGTTCTCCTGCAAGTCATAGTTACCATTCTTGTCACGAACATCGAATACAGATGGAATCTCTCCTGTATCTACTGCTTCCTGATAGGCATTGTTCTGCTGGTCAAGTACAGCTTGTTTCTGCTCGGCTTCCGGCTGAGAATAAACATTCTCATTATCAGAAGATACGTATGCGCCAGCCTTGCCAGTCTCAGGATTGTAAGAGAAATCATCCTTCACCACATTGTTTGCATCACCACCATAAGGAGTCTGATGTGTACCCAAGTTCACACGACCGAAATCCTTCTGCTGTTTCTGCTTGCGTTGTTTCTGTCTGTTGTATCTGCCAGCATTATTCATCGTATGCTGAGCACTAGCCGAGATAGCTGCTGCCCCAGCCGAGAAACGAGCACGGTCAGCAGCACTCATAGGAACACTACCGCCCTTCGCTCTTGATGAAGTCTTGCTTCTTGGTTCAAAGAGTGCCGAGTAGAAACGCTCATAGGTATTAGGAACATCGAAGTTCTGAGCCTTCAAATTCTCATAGATAGCGTGTCTGTTGTCAGCACCGCCCTTTCCGTCTCTGGTCAGGGCACTCTCAAACTTATTGTAATCGTCTGGCACATCATAGTTCTGTGCTTTCAGATTCTTGTATAAAGTGTATAATGGTCTTTCTGCCATAATATATATTAGTTTGTTACCAAATTCTTGTTACCAATCTTGTTACCATTTTACTCCAGTCTTCTTCTTGCCACCATTGGTTGATGATGTATGGTTCTGCTTGGACTTTCCATGCTTACGCTGATAGGCAATCTTCTGAGCCTTCTTTCCGGCAGCAGTCTTAGGAGAGTACCCCATCCTTCTGACTTCCCTAGCAGCCTCAGCCATACCCTCAGGGTCTTTTTCCATCAAATCCATATACTCATCAACCTCTCCCGAATAGGAACCTTTTCGGGAGCCACCACTACCCGATTTGTTGGCACGAATACGACCAGTCTCAGCATTCATACGCTGAATAGCCTCTTGTGCTTGCCAGTGGGAAATCTGACCATCAGCCAGAGCTTTCTTGATAGCCAAGATAGACTTCTTATAATCAGCATCAGTATCATATTTCATCTTCGACAAATCAAGTCTTCTGTTGCCCTGATCAATTCTCTGCTGGCTCAGATCATTCTTGCTATCATTGTTCTTAGCAATAATATCGTGATACCTCATCTGCTCAGCGAGAGTCAGGTTATTCTTTCTCGCTTCCTCATCCAGAGCCAATGCCCTCTGGTAGCCAGCCTGCCAAGCCGCCCGATTCTTCTCACGCTGTGCATCCATATAAGCCTTGCGCTTGTTGATGGCAGCAGTCATATCCGACTCAGGATTGTGTACCACCTTGGCTCCCTTGCTAGCGAAGACGATGTTGGCGAGTGCCCGAAGACCATCCCCAAAGGCAGCGATACGAGCCTTCCGCTTCTCGTTCTTCTCTCTCTGTGCTCTCTGCTCAGGAGATTCACTATCAGCAGGGTTCAGCATCTTATACATTTCCGCATAGGTCAACTGCTTCTTTTCCGGCTCCTGCTTGGGTTCCGGCTTCGGCTCTTCCTTCTTCACGATAGGGATAGATCCGTTCAGCATACCCTCGGCAGTCTGCTGGTTCATTCTCACCGCTTGCTCATGGGAATCCTTGGGAGGAGTAAGCTGCTCCTCCTTGCCATGGAGCATAGCTTGTGCGGTGTTCATATTGATCTGTTCAGGAGAAGCCTTCCGAACAGCATCCACACCACTCTGCTGCTTGTTGAGTACACTCTGTGTAGTCTTCAAGCCATTGTTCGTTCGTAAATAATCTGCCAATCCCATAAGCTATACGTTTACCTTTTGAAGTTTAGCACTCAGACTATTCAGCTCACCCTCAGAAGGGAGACCAGTAGTCTTAGCCTTCAAGCCGAGAACATCATCAGGATTCTTGGCGATACCACTCAACTGCTCCTGAGTCACATTCATATTCGGAGCCTTCTTTGCACCGCCCAATCCACCATCAATGGTAGCAGCGATATTGGCAGCAGTTCCGGCAACACCAGCAGCCACATTAGCAGTATCAGCAGCCTTCTCAGCTTCCAGCCCCATCCTCTTGTTCTGAATAGCATCCTTTCTCGCCTGATACTGACCTTCGATGGCATCCTTGCGAGACTCATTTGCAGCCACAATCTGGGAGGTCGTGTCGGCAAGAGTCTTATTATTCGCTTCCTTCACTGCTGTGGTGGAGTCTTCCGTACCACCCATCACCGCTTGTCTGCCCCTAGCAGCCTTGTTTCTGTTCTTGATCTGCTCCTGCATCTGAGTGAGCAATCTTACAGTATCGGCACGTTTGGTAGGGTCTTCATTGTACTTTCTATCATACCATGCCTGATTTTCCTGTTCCTGCTGTGCAAGCATCCGCTCCTGCTTTCGTCTTGCTTTTCGGGCTGATATGCCACCAAAGATACTACTTGCAACACCGAGTCCTGCACCGATTAATGATCCTAACATAAAAATTTATTTTAAACGTTTAAACTGCAGCAAAGATAACTATACCTTATTATATAAGCATCTTATCCATTAACTTAGCAGCAAAAAGTTAATAGATAAGATTTCTATGTGCAGGATTGTGCGTACCTTTGCATCATATTTAGTGAAGGATATGGCTACAGACAGAAATTCAAAAGGTCAGTTCGAGAAAGGTCGGGCGAAATCCGGCGGAAAACAGAAAGGTTACGAGTCTCCTATCAAGAAGGAGTTTCGTGAGCTGTGTGCCGACTTCACTAGAGATGCTTGGGATGATTTTATGGCTGCATGGTACAAATGCGAGCCGAAGGATAAGGTCAGCACCTTCATCAAGATGCTGGAGTTTAATTGTCCGAAGCTGCAGACCGTCACTCTCGAAGATAAGCGTGAGATTGCAAATGCGCTTACAGAGAAGTTGAAGCAGATGTCTGAGGAGGAAGGTTAATGGGTTCTTAGAAATATTTTGTTCATTTGATCTTATTGATTTGAAATTAAAATTCATAGGCTAAAGGTTTTTGTTTAAGGTTAATAGATTGTTGATAACGGAAGAGGGAATGCGTGAGCACTCCCTCTTATTCTTTCCGTATGTTCCGGCAATCACTATCAGCGACCGCCCCTAGCTCTTCTATCTCCAGCCATATCCGTCTTGGAACCACGATTCACCGATGATGGTTTATATCTAATTCCTGACTTGGTATGTGAAGCATCCATTCCCCTTCGGGATGCTGATCCATACTTCTTGTCGTGTTCGGCATTATGCCGAGCAAGCTCCCTACGCTTCGCCTTCTGTGCAGGTGAAGACTCGAAAATACTATCATAACGCTTTTTGCGCTCCTTTGCTGCCGGATGAGTCTGATAATATCTAGCTGATTCTGATACCATAGCTATCTTAAATTTATTGTCTTTTAGATTTCTCGATGTTATACTGCTCGCAGATGTCGCAATATGCGCCATAAGCCAAGTTATCAACCATTTCATTGTACTTGTCACCATTGTGACCTTTCACCCAGTGAAAACGGACTCCAGCCAAATGAGCAGAGCATTTATTGTATAACTCATAGAGATCAGGATTCATCTTTGGTGGAGTACTCTTCCCCAACACAAGTATGCAGTACTGGCTATCTGTGTAAACATCAAGATAAGAACCATCTGGACAAGACTTAGCAGCACTGATGATAGCAAGCAACTCCATACGGTTGTTGGTTGTCTGCAATCTGCCGTGATTCTTCATCTTGACAATCTCTCCATCCTTCAATACGATATAAGCAGAACCTCCTGCCTTATACCTGGAATGATTGTCACAACTTCCATCCGTATAAGCCACATAGTTCATGCCATTATCAGGGAATGGCTCCACTGGGTCGAAATCATCCGACTTTTCAGCCATTTTTGCTCTTATTGCACTAGAGAACTTTCCCTTGGCATTGAACACTCCAAAATTAGCATCTGTGAGAATCATCCAGTTTACTGGCTCCACACCATTTGCCTTCTTCCAATTTCTTTCTTCAAGATGATCATACAGACTCTTGATGTACTCATCTGTTCCATAGTTCTTTGATATACAATATCTCTTGAACTTCTCATAGGTAGGTTTATCCAT